GGCAAGCCGGTCGAGCCCATCAGCGGGGCCAACGACTCCGCCCTCATCACCCAGCTCAAGGGAGCGACCGAGGCGATGCCGGGTGGCGTCCACACCATGCTCGATCTCGGCACCGTCATCTTCAAGAAGTCCCGCAAGGCGGCGGGCTCCATGCCCGAGGCGGGGGAGGACCAGAAGTCCCTGGTCGAGGCGGCGCTCGACTTCCGCGACGCGGTGAGCGTCAACCTGTTCGCCCGCACCAACGGCGTGATGCGTCGCGTGGTCGAGCTGGCGAACCGGGCGTGGGCCAAGGCCCGCTACGAGGAGACGGCGCTCGACTGGAAGTCGCCGTGGGACAACGACCCGGAGCTGGGCGGGCGCGAGATCCTGTAGTTCGGGAGGGCCTCATGCCAGATCGCGCCCCTGCGCTCGACGGGGAGTACCAAGAGCTTCCCGTCGATAAGCTCGACTTCTCCTCGTGGAACCCGAACGAGATGGACGAGGACGAGGAGGGGCTGCTCACCGAGAACGTCCAGCAGCTCGGCTTCATCGATCCGATCCAGGTCGTCCCCCTCACCAACGGGCGCTTCCGTGTCATCGGCGGCGAGCACCGCGTCCGGGTGATGGCGAAGTTGGGGCGCACCATCATCCCCTGCATCACGCTCACCGACGCCAAGTGGCAGGACGAAGACCTCCAGAAGTTCGTCACCGTCCGCCTCAACATGCTGCGCGGCCACCTCAACCCCGAGAAGATGGTGAAGCTCCACCAGGAGATGGTGGCGAAGTACGGGGCCGAGGCGCTCCAGCGGATGTTCGCCTTCACCGACAAGGCGGCCTTCGCGAAGGTGCTGAAGGGGGTGCAGGCAGGGCTGAAGAAGTCCGGCCTCTCCAAGGGGGCCCAGGAGGAGATCGGCAAGAAGGTCGGGAAGGCCAAGAACCTCGACGAGCTGGGTCAGATTCTCAGCAAGGTCTACGACCAGAAGGGGATGATGCTCCAGCAGGGCTTCATCGCCTTCACCTATCAGGGGTCCGACAGCGTCTACATCCGCATGACCCCCGAGATGAAGGCCGCCCTCGACAAGCTGATGGCCTACTGCGTCCAGAGCGGCGAGAATATCAACGAGCTGATGGTGCCGGTCACCCTCCAGTACGCCGAGGCGCTGGCGACCAAGCCCAAGTCGTAGCGAGGACTCGTGGACGCGGCCTTGCAAACTCTGGAGCCCCAGCGTCGCCGCTCCCCCGCCGGGGAGCCCTCCAACGACCTCGTGCTCAGCGCCCAAGTCGGGACGAACGCCGACCTGTTCCCCACGATCCTCACCCTCTACTTCAAGCCCGGAGCCCGCATCGCCGACACCACCTACGGCAAGGGGGTGTTCTGGCGCCAGGTTCCCCGAGGCGTCTACCGCATCATCGCGTCCGACTTGGCCCACGGTGTCGATGCCCGCGATCTCCCCTTCCGTGATGGGGCCCTCGACGGGGCGGTCTTCGACCCGCCGTACATGCACGCGGGCGGGCAGAACGCCCACGAGGACCACCAGAACTTCGAGCACTACTACGCCAACAACCAACGGGAGGCCCCGGCAGCGGCCGAGGCGCACGATGCTGTGCTGCGGCTGTACTTCGCGGCGGCCCAGGAAGCCTGGCGGGTGCTGAAGCCCACCGGGATCTACATCGTCAAGTGCCAAGATGAGGTGTGCGCCAACCGGCAACGGCTGACGCACGTGGAGATCCTGAACCACCTGACCTCTTTCGGCTGGCTCTGCGAAGACCTGTTCGTGGTGGTGCGCTCCGGGCGCCCCGGCGTCAGCCGGATGCTGAAGCAGCTTCACGGGCGCAAGAACCACAGCTACTTCCTCGTCCTGCGGAAGGCCCCTCCGGTGGGCCCGCGCGCGTGGGCCGGACCATAGGTGAACCGATGCTCGGCGTTCGCATCTGGCAGACTGACCGCACGCTCCTCCACCTTGAGGATCTGTTCGAGGCGAAGGAGACGTATCCCGTCGGCACCATCAAGCAGTACGGGCCCGTCCACCTCTACGTGAAGACCGGCGGCAAGAAGCCGTGGGTCTACTACGCCACCCTCGGGACGGAGAAGGCCAACGGTGCCATCGCCGCTGGCGGGGTGCTGGTCAAGGACGCCAAGGCCGTCGGCGCGGCGACGCAGGAGAACCAGAAGAAGTTCGGCATCGACCACCCCTTCAAGGGGCAGAAGATCCCGGCGCTGGTCCCCGGCGTGCCGACCTACCCGCCGGGCGAGGAGCCGGCGGGCCAGGCTCCCGAGTACCAGGGTGCGCCGCCGAAGGCCGGACAGGTCGTGCTGAAGCCCGCGCAGCCGTCCACGACCCCGGCGGCTCCGCCGATGTCGGGTGGGGCGCTGCTCACGCCCACGACCCCCACTTCGGCCCCGACCATGAAGGCCCAGCAGGATTATGCTGACGCCTTCAAGAAGGCGCTGTACGCAACGACGGGGATGACCCCGCCCGAACTTCTCGACTTCCTCAAGCAGTACAATGCCGAGTCGCTGTCCGTCCAGTCACTCAGCAAGCTGATGGCCCACGCGGGCAAGCTCGGGATCAAGTCCGACATGACGCAGATGATGGGCGACTTCCAGTTGGCCCACGATCTCGTGCTCTCAGGCAACGCGGCCGATACCATCGACACCATCCAGAAGACGCTGGACAACATCTCCATGTTGCAGGCGTCGGTCTTCACCTCGCTCCACGGGGACGATTGGAAGGAGAAGGTGCAGGCGCTCGCTGCCACCTTCGGGCTGGCCGGGGGTATCGGCATCTTCGCGCCCGTCGCCGTGCCGCCGCCTCCGCCCAAGAAGCACAAGCACTCCGTCCCCGCCAGCGGGTCCACGTCCCTCTCGGCCGCGCCCACGCCGCCCCCGCCACCGACGGCTGGAGTGCAGGCGCCGGGTGGGCAGGCGAAGCTGGACCTGAAGCCGGACGGCTTCGCCTTCCTGCCCAGCATCCTCAAGGCGGTCTCGAACTACGGGTCGGCCGAGGACTACGAGGTGGCGGTCCCCGAGCCTGACAAGATCCCCGAGTTGTTCGGGAAGGACTGGAAGAAGCTCGTCCAGCTCGGTTCGACGCTCAAGAGCTACGGGTCGGCCTCGGCGATGATCGACGCCGCCAAGGACGACGACGACCTCGCCAAGTCGTGGGACGAGGAGTACGGGGCGGATTGGAAGCACCTCGCCCAGAACGTCGAGGGGTCGCTGGGTGGTTCGGCTGCCGAGTTGCCCAGCGCGGTCAAGCCGAAGGACCCCGAGGCTCCTCCGCTGCCGCCCAAGACCCACAAGGCCAAGGGCAAGAAGGCGGCGGCTGCCGCGTCGGCGGCGGCCGTGGCGGGGCTCGGTGGGGTGGGTGCGGCTCCGTCCCTCCCGAGCCTCCCCTCGGGCGGCGGCTTCGGTGGGGGCGGGAGTTTGCCGGCGATGGGGTCGCTCACCAACCCCAAGAGCGGCAAGTACCTGGGCGGGGCCGGGGACAAGACGATCTACGACGGCCCGGACGGCAAGCAGTACCTGTTCAAGAAGGCGACGCTGAAGGGGTCGGGGTCAGCCGCCAAGCCCTATGCGGCGGAGGTGCAGGCCGCCTTCTCGCGGGTGGCGAAGCTGGTGAAGCCGGAGCACTTGGAGGTGGGGGTCGCCAAGGTCGGCGGTTCGGTCGGGACGCTCCAGCCGCTGCTGTCCGGGGCGACGAACCTCGTGGGGGTGGCCCCGGCCGCGCTGTCCGACTCGGAGAAGCTGGACGTGGCCTCTGAGCATCTGCTCGATTGGCTCGGGTCGCAGCATGACAGCTTCGACGCCAACCTCCTGCGGGTGAACGGGCACGTCATCGGGGTGGACAAGGAGCAGGGGCTCCGCTTCCTCGGCGACGACAAGCTGAGCACGAACTACAAGCCCAACAGCGACCACCACGGGGAGAAGCCTCCCTACTACAACCAGTTCTGGAACGACTGGGCGGACGACAAGTTCAACTTCAATCCCGAGGCGCTGGCGCCGTACGTGGACCAGATCGACAAGATCGACACCGAAGCCTACGTCGAGAACTACCGCAAGTACGCCGAGTCGATGTTCCCCGGCAAGCCCGAGGCGCAGGAGGAGTTGCTCGACAAGGTCCGTCAGCGGAAGCTGCACGTCCGCAAGGACTTCGAGAAGTTCCTGACGGGGCTGTACCACAAGCGGTTCGCCACGGGTGGGGCCGGAGGGTTCTCGTTCGCTGGCGGCTGGGACACGGGTGTCGACGCGGGGCCGAAGAAGAAGAAGGTGAAGCGTACGGCCAAGCAGCAGGCGGCCGAGGACGGGATGAAGGAGTACCCGTTCAAGAACGATGCGGGCGAGGACACGACGAAGATCACGCTGAAGATGCCCAAGTCCGAGCCCACGGAGAAGATGGAGCAGTTCGCCAAGAAGATGGGGCTGAAGCCGGTGGGCCCCCTCGTCACCGGCGGCTACTACCACATCATGTCGTTCCACAAGAAGGACTACGACGCGGCCGAGGTGGAGATGGAGGTCGAGGTCGAGTCGCCCAGCAAGGGGGCGTCGATCCAGCCGGACAAGCCGCGCTACTTCCCCGACAACCCCAAGACGGCCTCGCCGAAGGCCCTCCCGAACGCGGCCGAGGTGAAGAAGCTCCACGAGCTGCACCTGTCGCGGCACGGCAAGCGGTTCTCCTCCGACGGGGGGATGGTCGAGGGCAACTGCGCCAAGGCGAAGAAATACATCGGGTCCGACGGCAAGCCCTACTTCCTGTTCCACTTCAAGCTGCGGAAGCCGACGTGGACGGGGCTGAAGACGAAGGGCACCAGCGGCACCTACGGCTTCCCGCTGGGCAAGTACGATGACTCGCAGGACGCCATCGTCGAGTCCGGCAGCAACATGGACACGGTGTCGACGCGCATGTGGTCGGAGGGGGACTCGGAACTGCATCTGGCGGCGGGTACGGACAAGTATTCCTACATGGGGGGCGTCTACGCCAAGGTGAAGCCGAAGGCGGGACAGACCCCGGCGCAGGCGCTGGCGGAGTTGCTGGACAAGGCGAAGCCGGGGCTGTCGAAGGAGGTACTCCGCGACCCGACGCCCGAGGAGCGCGACATCGTCCGGCTCAGTCGGCTCTACTGGACGCTCGACCCCCACGGGTCGGATGCTCTCGACGAGAACGAAGGCGACCGAACCCTCGTGGGCCTGAAGGAGAAGCTGAAGAAGCTCGGGATCAAGGACGAGGACCTGGAGAACATCGAGGAGCAGGAGGTGCTGCCCGGCTACTCGACGCCGGTGCTCAAGGGGCGCTGGAAGAAGGTCGCCAAGGGCCAGCTCAAGTTCTTGGAGAACGGGATCTCCGACACCTCGGCGGCGCTGTCCGTGCTGGAAACCGGCCTGCTCGGCATCCACGAGCGCAACCTCCACGGCATCCCCAAGAACGGGGTGTCGTACCACGAGGACATCAACACGGGCTCGGGCGATGGCATCCTCACCCAGCCGGTGGCGGAGGCCGGGTTGAACTACGGCATCACGTCGCAGGCGTGGCACAAGATGTACCAGGCCATCCTCGTGCCGGATGTGATGGACCGGCTGGACGTGTACTCGCACCCCTCGGACCACTTCGGCGCGTGCAAGAAGGGGGACCACCGCTGGGACAACCGCTCGTCGGTGGACACCCAGTACAACGGGCTGGCGGGGAGCCACAAGACGGGGATGGAGACGAGCTTCCGGCGCGGTGTCCAGGTCGAGAAGATCGCGCGCATCACCTGCCAGACGGCCCACGCGCGCACGGAGCTGATCAAGGCTGCCAAGAAGCGGGGCCTCCAAGAGGTGAATGGGGTGCCCATCGACGACTTCATCGTGGTCGAGGACTCGATGAAGGACATCTACGAAAAGTACGTGAAACCGCTGGGGTACTGACATGCCGTTCAACTTCAATCAGGTGTACCGGCTGCGAGTGGTGTCGGACAACTACTACGGCCTCGACTTCGTGGCGCTGGGGGTGAAGCCGGGGACGCAGCAGAACCCCGACACCGACCAGGACGAGGCGGTCATCGAGTTCGTGACCAACTCGTACGACAACAAGAACCACTTCATCTTCGGTGACGTGGTGAAGGACGAGGGCGGGGTCATTGACGTGGTAGATCGGCTGCACCAGGGGTTCGAGTCGGATGACCCGGTGGTGGTGTGGCGGTTCGAGCCCCTGACGCTGCACAACTGGTCGTACATGAGCATCGGCGGCTATGACGATCTCCGTCAGCACTTCACCTCCGACGAGGAGTTGCGGACGCACTACCGCCACGACTTCCTTCCCGAGTGGTGGACGGAGTAGCGGTGAACGTGAAGGAGTTTGCCGCCAACGCGGCGGCCGGTGAGGTCTGCTTCTTGGTGCTGCCCTCCCTGCGGATGACAGTGGGGAGCTTCTCCAAGCTGCTCTCCGAGGAACCCATCGACTTGTGGCGCTTCGGCTTCCTCAGTGGGCGGGTGCCGATTCAGGGTAAGGTGCGGGTGGTCAAGCGGATGCTGGTGGCGGGCTGCTCGGCCCAAGACTTGCCACGGGTGCGGCGTCGCGCAAAGCTGTGTGGCGTGGAGCTGCTCCTGCTCACGCAGGAAGGAGTCAGGCCGTGCGAGTGCTCGTAGTCGATCACATCCTGTTCCTGGGGCTGCCGATTGTGCAGCGGCTGGTGCGTGACGGCCACGAGGTGGTCTACGCGACGGTGTGGGGGCCGGACAGCGACTCGCCGATTGCCGACTTCCTGGGCGCTGGGCTGAAGGGGGTGACGCTCGCCCCCGAGGGCTGGATGCGCTGGATCGACTGGGCGGACGTGGCGACGATCACCGGCTCGGAGCACCGAGGCCACGTCGTCAAGTTCCTGCGCGACCACGGGGTGCCGGTGGCCGGGCCGGGGCCGTGGGCGACCCAGCTTGAGCTGGACCGGGGCTTCGGGAACACGGTTGCCAAGGAGGCGGGCATCTTGGTGCCGTGGCAGAAGGAGTTCCACAGCGCCGACGACCTGGCCGACTACGTCGAGGCCCACCCACAGCCCTACGTGCTGAAGCTCGACCAGACGCTGCGGGACGCCTCCGAGACCATCGTGTCCACGGACCCGCAGGGGAACGACATCGTGGACATCGCACGGCGCATGGCGGTGACGGTGCCGTTCGGGCGCGAGCGCAAGGGGTTCTACCTCCAAGAGGTGCTGGAGGGGACCGAGGTGGCGGTGGGGGGCTGGTTCAACGGCGAGGAGATCGTGGGTGACCTGTACGTCAGCTACGACGCCAACGGGGGGTTCGTCTACGACCTCCGCATCCCCGGCGACCGCTTCATCGACCGGAAGAAGCTCACGGCCCGGCTGAAGGAGGCCAAGCACCGGGGGATGTTCGACATCAACGGGATGCTGGTGGGCGACAAGTTCTACTACTTGGAGTGGACCCCTCGGTGGGGCTGTGGCATGACCGAGTTCTTCTGCCACTGCACCGAGGACCTCGGCAAGCTGCTGCTGGGGGTGGCGACGGGCAAGAGCGGCATCCCGGTCCACGAGCGGTACATGGGCAAGGTCGCCACCATCGTCAACGTGCGGATGGAGGACGGTGATCTGACGGTGCCGCTGGAGATCACGCTGCCGCCGGGCCGGGAGCTGCCGCTCATCGACGAGCTGGTGTCCTTCTTCCCGACGTGGCCGGCGCGCATGGCGGGGGGTCGCTGGCTGAACCTGGCGGTGCAGCCGAAGCCCCCGCGTCGGGGCGGCTACGTGGGCATCGGCGACACGCTGCCGGACGCGGTGAAGCTGGTGGAGGACTTGGCGGACGAGGCGCACATCAACCAGGCCATCGTGGACAGCCCGCGCATCTTGAAGGAGTTGCAGAAGCGGGTGGACACCATCTACCGCTACGTGCTGGGGGAGGGCTGGATCAGCGACCTCGCCCGGTCCACCCGGCACAACTGGACCTCGCCGCTGCGCCCGCCCGTTCGTCCTTGACAACCTGCTAAGTCCCTGATACGGTGAGCCCATGAAGAAGATGCGTGTGGGCATCCCGTGTCCGAGCGACCGCCCGGACATGGCGTCGGTGGCGCGGGGCATCGAGGTGCTGGAGAGTCTCGACTGCGAGGTGGTGCTGGGGCCGGAGTTGAAGTCCCGGCCGCCCCGGTCCTCGCCCTACCTGCGCGTGAACGAGCGGGGGGACGAGCTGGTGGCGATGCTGCGCGACCCCACGCTGGACGTGATCTGGTTCGCCGACGGAGGGATGGGGGCCTACGGGCTGCTCCCTCGGCTGGAGCAGTTCTACGCCGACCAGATGCAGGAGAAGGTGCCGCCCACCCCGCTGGTGGGTTTCTCCGACAGCACCTTCCTGCTGTGGCAGGCAGTCAAGTGGGGCCGCCCGGCCTACTACGGCCCCACGGTGGCGTGCGTGAGCGACGAGGAGGCTAAGGATCTTGAACAGGCGCTGTGCATCTTCCAGCACCGCTCCTCCGTGTCGAGCATCCGCGAGTACGCCGACGTGGTTCGTCCTGGGGAGGTGAAGGGACCCTTGCTGGCGGGAAACTTCGCGGTGGTGTCGCAGCTACTCGGGACGCCCTACTGCCCGCCGCTCGCCGGGGCCATCCTGCTGTTGGAGGAGCACGGCTGGAACACGCCGGGGGAGCACGAGTACCTGTTCTGGTTCCTGATGCAGCGCATCGAGCTGGCGCGGGAGTTGGACGCGGTGGCGGGCATCGCGTTCGGGGAGGTCGAGGTCGAGGGCCCGGGGGTGGAGGACATCGACGGCCCCGCCATGCCCTTCCCCGACATCTTCACCATCATGGAGCACTCGCTCCCGCCCACGTGTCCGGTGGTGGGGGGCGTGCCGTGGGGGCGCTCGAAGTTGGGGGTGTTGGTGCCGCTGGGGGTTCCGGCCACGCTCACCATCGGAGATGGAGAAGTCGCGGTGGAGTGGTGACTGTGCGCGAGGAGGTGCTCGCGGTTCTCCGCGAGATGCACGACCGCGTGGACAAGCTGCCGCAGATGGGCTGGGCCGCCGGGGTGGCGTGGCTCACGGAGCAGGAGCCCAAGTTGTGGGACGCCGTCATCAAGGCCGAGGCGGCGGCCAGCATCGCGGCGGTCGCGTTCTTCTCCACGGGCGGGGCGTGGGAGGATTTCGTGGCCGCCGTCGGCCAGGCCGAGGTGGCGTGGCGGCGTGCCGCCGACTACCTGAACGGCTTGGCTGACGCCGGGCTGTTGTAGGACGCGATGGCGCTGCTCTCGCACACCCTCATCACCACCGAGGAGGGCCTCGCCGCTTTGGCCCGCGACATCGAGGCGCAGGAGTGGATCGGCCTCGACATCGAAACCACGGCCAAGTCCCCGTGGGACGGTGAGATCCGGCTGATGCAGTTCTGCTGCGACTTCCGCCTCTACGTCATCGACCTATTCAAGACCAAGACCCTCGGCCCCATCGACACGGTGCTTCGTACTTACCCGGGGGTAATCGTCGGCCAGAACCTCAAGTTCGAGCAGAAGTGGCTGCTGCACAAGTACGGCATCGAGTTGAAGCGGCTGTTCGACACCTTCCGCGCCAGCGCCCTCATCCACAACGGGAAGGGTTACCACCATGACCTCTACTCGATCTACAGCCGCGAGCTGTCCGAGCCACCCCCGACGGAGGACTTGGGCGGGTCCAACTGGGCCGAGGAGCTGACCTACCAGCAGCTTCGCTATGCCGTCAGCGACGTGGCCTACATGGGGGCGCTCCGCCAGGTGATGAAGCCCAAGCTGGCGGCGGCCGGGTTGAACCGCATCGCGGCCATCGAGTTCGGGGCGCTCCTTCCCGAAGCCGCCATCGAGCTGGCGGGGTTCTACCTCGACAAGGCGATGTGGCGGGCGTTGACGGCTCGGAACCAGGGCGAGGCGGAAGACCTGCACCGCCGCTTGTTGCGGGAGCTGCCCTCGCCCACCAACCAGATGATGCTGCCGGGGTTCGACCCGACCTTCAACATCGACTCGCCGCCGCAGATGCTCAAGTCGATCCGCAAGCTCGGCTTCGACATCCCCGACACCAACAAGGGCACGCTGGCGATGATCGCGGGCAAGAGCAAGGTCATCCAGCGGCTGCTCCAGTACCGCAAGGTGCAGAAGAAGCTCGACGCCTTCGGGGAGGAGTACCTTTCCTTCATCGACCCCCGGACCAACCGGATTCACCCGGACTACTACCCGATGCTGTTGACGGGGCGCTACGCGACCTCGAACCCCAACCTCCAGGCGATCCCTCGGGAGAAGGTCTTCCGGGCGTGCTTCCGGGCGGAGCCGGGGCATCTTATCGTGGGGGCGGACTACAGCCAGATCGAGTTGCGGGTGGTGGCGGAAATCTCCCGGGACAAGGTGCTGCTGGAGACGTACCAGACCGGCGGCGATGTCCACCGCAAGACGGCGGCGGCGATGATGAAGTGCCCCCCGGAGCAGGTGACGAAGGAGTACCGGCAGATGGCGAAGCCGGTCAACTTCGGCTTCTGCTTCGGGATGCAGGCGAAGAAGCTGGTCGTCTACGCGCAGTCGGACTACGGCGTTCACATGACGCTGAACCAGGCCGAGAAGTTCCGCGAGGCGTACTTCGCGCTGTACCCCGGCGTGGAGGCGTGGCACGACCACGTGAAGCACGTGGAGATGCAGCGGCACATCGCGCGGTCCCTCGGGGGCCGCTTGCGCTACTTGGAGGGGGACGAGTACAACGAATACTTCAACCACCCGGTGCAATCGACCAACGCCGATGGGCTGAAGGCCGCTTTGCCTCTTGTCTACCAAAAGCTCAAGCAGTATGGTGGACGGGCGAAGATGGTCCACATGGTCCACGACGAGATCCTGCTGGAAGTGGACGACGACCCCGAGCTGATCAAGGCGACGGAGAAGGATTTGCACGACGGCATGGTGGAGGGAGCCCAGCCCTTCTTCAAGGCCGTCCCCGTCGTGGTTGAAACAGCCTCGGGCGACTCGTGGGCTGCCAAGGGCTGATCGTGGTCGCACACACGCAAGGGGCAGGGCCTCATGGAGCCTGGCGCGGAACCTTCCTTGTGCCGTCGGGGGCGGCACTACAACACGATCCCCCTCTACCAGAATGTCACCGAGGAGGAGTGGGCGAGTTGGACTTGGCAGCTCAAGCACAGCATCACGACGCTGGCTGAGCTGAGCCAAGTTCTCCGGCTCACCAACGCTGAGCGAGACGGGCTGCTCGCTGCGCGCGAGCACTTCCGCATGGCAATCACGCCCTACCTCGCCTCCTTGATGGACCCGCACGACGCAGCCTGTCCTATCAGGATGCAGTTCGTCCCGACCCAGCAAGAAACCCGCTCCACGGGCGAGGAGGACCCGCTGGCCGAGGAGCAGTATCGGGTCGCCCCCGGCCTCATCCACCGCTACCCCGACCGGGTGCTGCTGCTGGTCAACAATATGTGCGCCAGCTACTGCCGCTTCTGCACCCGGAAGCGCCTCACCGCCCAAGCCAACGAGGTGCTGCCGCACGCGGAGTTCGACCAGGCCCTCACCTACCTGCGCGCCCACCCCGAGGTCCGCGACGTGCTCATCAGCGGCGGCGACCCGCTGACCATGAGCGACGCCAACCTCGACTACGTGCTGGAGCGGGTGCGGTCGGTCCCCTCGGTGGAGATTGTTCGCCTCGGGACGCGGATGCCGATGTTCCTCCCCCAGCGCATCACCGACGATCTGGTGAAGGTGCTCGCTAAGCACCACCCGCTCTGGATCAACACCCACTTCAACCACCCCAAGGAACTGACCCCCGAGGCGCGGGCCGCCTGCCAGAAGATCGTGAGCGCGGGCATCCCCCTCGGGAACCAGAGCGTGCTGCTGCGGGGGGTCAACAGTGACCCGGTGGTGATGAAGGAGCTGGTCCATGAGTTGGTTCGCGCGCGCGTGCGCCCGTACTACCTCTACCAGTGCGACCTCGTCGCTGGCACCGAGCACTTCCGCACCCCGGTCGGCGTGGGGCTCGCGGTGATGGAGCAGCTACGCGGCCACACCAGCGGCTTCGCGGTGCCCACCTTCGTCATCGACGCCCCCGGCGGTGGTGGCAAGATCCCAGTGGCTCCGACCTACGTGACCAACGTGGGCAGCCGCTTGGTCGAGCTTCGCAACTACGAGGGGCACCCATATACCTACGAGCAGCCGGAGGAGGGGACCGACTGTCGGTGTTCCTACACGGACCAGTGGCGGAGGGGGACATGAAGATCGGGCTGACCTACACCGAGAAGGAGGAGATGGCGAAGTTCCTGCACGACCGGGGAGCCTCCTGTACCGACGACGCCTTGGAGGAGTACGACCGGGCCGCCACGGTGGACGCGATCTTCGGCTCGCTCCACGCCCTGGGGCATGACGTAGTGGACCTGGGGTGGGGCTACGGCCTGCTCGACTACGTGCTGAACGAGTACCGGGTGGCACCCGTGGACTTCGTCTTCAACATCGCCGAAGGCTTCGGCGGACGGTCGCGCGAGGCGCAGGTGCCCGCGCTGCTGGAGATGTTCGGCATCCCCTACGTGGGCTCCGATCCGTTGGCGCTCTCCGCCAGCTTGGACAAGGGGGTCACGAGGACACTGGCAGCGGCGGCTGGAGTGGTGGTGCCCCGAGGCTTCGTGGAAGGTGACCCCGAGGCGGCGGTGCAGCGGCGCTACGCCCTCGATCTGGAGTTCCCGCTCATCGTCAAGCCCCTGCACGAGGGCTCCTCCCGAGGGGTGCGGCGGTTGTCCGTGGTGGAGGACGACCACCGACTGCAAGAGATGCTGGTGCGGAACCGGGACGAGTACCACCAACCGGCGCTGGTGGAGGAGTTCATCGACGGCCCCGAGGTGACGGTGGGCATCGCGGGCGACCCCCCGGAGGTGGTGGGGGTGATGGAGATCGCGCCCAAGTCCGGGGAACAGTGGCAGGTGTACGGGCTGGAGGTGAAGCGGGACTACCTGCGGGTGGTGGACTACTTCACGCCGCCGCGCTTCAACGGGGACGCGCTGGATGACACCACGCAAGCGGCGCTGCGCGCGTTCCACGCGCTGGGCTGTCGGGACGTGGCGCGCATCGACTTCCGCCTCTCCGTCGCCGGTCGCCCGTACCTGCTCGACATCAACCCGTTGCCGGGGCTCGACCCGGTCAACAGCGACCTCGTCATCATGGCGCAGCAGTTGGGGCTATCGCACGCGGACCTCGTGGGGAAGATCGTGGCCGGAGCGGTCTACCGCGCGGAACGACGGAGGCGGGCGTGAGGCTCTGCATCGACTTCGACGAGACGCTGTTCCTGAACGAGTGGCCGGGGGTGGGGCCGGTGGTGCCGGGGGCGGCCGAGCACGTGCAGCGGCTGAAGGCGGACGGGCACACGATCATCATCTGGTCGGCGCGGGCCAGCCACGAGTTCCCTGACCAGCCTGCTGACCGGGCGCGGGGGCTCCAGCAGATGAAGGACGCCCTCGACAATCACGGCATCCCCTATGATGCCATCGACTACGGGGACCAGGGCAAGCTCCGGGCTGACCTCTACATCGACGACCACGGGCTCGGGGTGCCCTTGGTGCCGTTCGCGGGGGTGCAAGTGCTGGATTGGCCGAAGGCTTACCAGATGATACGATTGGTGCTGGTAGCCCGGAGGCTAGGTGCCCATGTCAAGTAATCGTCGCGTTCGTCCAGTGACCCGGGAGAGCGACCGCTTCAAGCGGTTGAAGGCGTTGCGCTGCTTTCCCGAGGTTCACAAGCGGGTGGTGGAGGGCTGGCCCTCGACCCAAGTGGCCCGGTACATCCAAGACGACCAGCAGGAGGGGGGCGACCTCACGCGGGGGGCGCTGATCGCGATGGTGAACGACTACCGGCAGGCGATGCCTCGGGGCGAGCTGATCGCGCAGCGGCTGCCGCAGTTGTTCAACAAGGCGGCGGACGAGGTGCGACAGGGGCTCAATGAGCTGGTGGAGTTGGAGAACCTCTACCGGGTGCAGATGGGCCGCATCCAGATCGACCTCAACATCGAGAAGAACGTGGGCAAGCTGATGCCCTCGATGACGCAGGAGATCAAGCAGGCGAAGGACATCCTCGCTACCTACGCCGAGTTGAAGATGGACCTCGGCCTGACGCAGCGGCACATCGGCCAGGTGGAGATCGACGCCAAGGTCATCGCGGACGTGGCGGGGCACTACGGCAGCCCGGCGGTGGGGCAGGTACTGTCCGATCCCGAGTCGCGGCGGAAGGTGCTGGCGCTGGCGCAGCAACTGCTGACGGCGGGTGACCCCGAGCATGGGCTGGTGGAGGAGGGTGAGGTAGAGGAGGAGGGCGACCACGTGGTCGCATCGGACGACCCGGATGCGCTGGAGGCGGAGGGGCCGCACGAGGCCGCCGGATGATCGTCCAGAAGGATGGGCGCGCGTGGAGTCAGCGCACGCCGGAGGAGGCTGCCGGGCTCCTGAAGAAGGACTTGGCGGGGCTCAACCCGGCGGAGCGCGAAACCTTGGAGATCCTGCTCCAAGAGTTGTCGACGCCGGCGGCGGCCTCTCCTGAGAAGAAGCTCCTTCAGCTCCTGGGCAACGCGGAGTACAAGCGGACGCCCGTGGACATGCGGACGTTCTGCCTCGACCCCTACTACCTCGGCCACACCTGCGACAACATCTACCCCAAGCTGCTCGACGATCTCACCGACCTGATGTCGGGGGACTACCACGAGTGCATCCTCTCGGGCTCCATCGGCTGGGGCAAGACCTTCTTCGCGTCCATCGGCATCTGTCGCATCCTCTACGAGCTGTCCTGCATGACCAGCCCGCACGACAGCTTCGGCCTCGGCCGCGACACCAACATCTCCATCGTCAACCTGTCCGTCAGCGAGGCGCTGGCGGTGAAGGTCGTCTTCGAGAACGTCGCGACCAAGATCAAGGCCAGCCCCTACTTCAAGGAGCACTTCCCCTTCGAGGCGACCAAGAAGGAGCTGCGCTTCCCGAGCAACGTCTGGGTGGCGGCCAGGGCGACTTCGGACACCTCGGCGCTCGGCCTCAACATCATCTCGGCGCTGATGGACGAGTGCTTGGTTGGCGACGCGAAGGTCTTGCTGGCCGACGGCCGTGAGGCTCGGGTGGACGAGTTGTGCCGCGTCGGAGAAGCCGTGGTGGTGACCTTCGACTTCCACCGCAACTGCTCCGTCTACGCGCAGGCGTTCTTCAAGTCTTCTACGGAGCAGGAGTGCTTCGAGCTGGTGTTGGATAACGGTAGCAGGCTTCGTGCGTCGGGGACGCACCCCGTGGCTGTGCGTCGGAACGGGGTCTTCCGCTTTATCACCATGTCTGGTATTATGGATGGTGAGGAGGTGGTGGCCTATGCCCCGATGGACGGAGGAGCGCAAAAAGGCACACGCGGAGAAGCTGCGGCAGCGGTGGCAGGAGGGGCGGTTCTCCCAACGGTCCTCGGGGTGGACGGAGGAGCGACGACAGGCCGCCTCACAGAAGATGACGGACCTGATTTCGGCGGGGGAGCATCCGGGGCCGCCGCGTATGGTCGGGCCGGAGAACCCCCAACACGGGATACAGCGGACTCCGGCGGAGAAGGCACGCATCGGAAAGGCCCACCGGGGGCGCAAGGCGTCGGCAGAGACGCGGCGCAAGATGTCCGAGGTTCGACAGGGCCGACCGATGCACACCGAGGAGTTCAAGCGCGTCTTGGCGGAGCGCAATCGCACGCGGGTCTTTCGGCACACGGACGAGTCGCGGAGGCGTATCAGCGAGGCGAACGTCTGGAAGATCAAGCGCGGGGACTTTCGCTACCGTGGATATGTCGAGACGAAGAAGGCAGGGAAGATCGGATACCGGAGCGACTGGGAGCTACGGGCGGTGGAGTTGATGGAGCAGTCTCCGGGGGTGTTGAGTTTCGAGTACGAGAAGCTGGCGGTGCGCTACACCTTCGAGGGGCGGAAGCGGTGGACGCTGCCGGACTTTGTGGTGGCTCGTGCGAACGGGAGTGTGCTGGTGATCGAGGTCAAGCCTCGGGGGTACATGAACCATCCGAGGGAGAAGGCCAAGATGCTCGCCGTTCGGCGCTACTGCGCGAGGCGCGACTGGGAGTATGTGGTCTGGGACGAACGCTCACTGTGGCCCGCGTCGTGTCCAAGAAAAGGTTGGGTGTGCTCCCTACCTACGATGTCAGCGTCCCCGGCTACGAGTGCTTCATCGCCGATGGCGTCCTAGTTCACAACACCAACTTCATGCCCCAGCCGCAGCAGCGGCGGGCGGCCGGGATGCGGTGGGAGCACACGAGCCGGGCGGACACGCTGTACGCGGCCATCCAGCGGCGCATGAAGTCGCGCTTCCAGCGGCAGGGGCGGCTGCCGGGCATCCTGTTCATCGTGTCGTCGAAGCGCACCAGCCACGACTTCACGGCGCAGCGCGTTCGTGAGGCTCGGAACGACCCCACGGTGTTCGTGCGCGACTACCCCTTGTGGGGGGTGAAGCCGGAAGCCTACTACACCACCCAGAAGTTCTGGGTGCTGTGCGGCAACGAGACGATTCCCTCCAAGATCGTGCCCAACGAGGAGGTGGAGGCGCTCCGGGCCAAGCTGCCCGAGGAGACGGTGATCATCGACGTGCCCGAGGACTTCCGGGCCGACTTCGAGCGGGACCTGGAGGGGTCGCTGCGCGACCTGGCGGGGGTGGCGACGGTCGCGATCTCGCCCTACATCCAGCGGCGCGAGAAGATCGAGGAGGCCATCGACCTCACCCGCATCCACCCCTTCAGCAAGCTGGTCCACGACCCGTCGAAGCCGGGGCAGATGCTGTGGGACCACTTGGTCAAGGAGAGCACGGCGCGCAACCCCGGCGGGGTGTCGTTCAAGCGGTTGCGCCCTCTCCTGAACCCGACGGCGGCGCGGCACGTCCACATCGACCCGAGCCTGTCCGGCGACGCCACGGGCCTCTGCATGGCGCACATCGGCGGCTTCAAGGACGTGGTGCGGCGGGTGGAAGGGGGCCGCGAGTTCATGGAGCGGGCCCCGCTCTACATCGTGGACTTCCTCCTTCGCATCGTGCCGCCGGTCGGGGGCGAGATCGAGTTGGGGGACGTGCGGCAGTTCGTCTACGACCTGACGGCCCACGGTTTCCTCATTACCTCGGTCACGCTCGACTCCTTCCAGTCGGCGGACGCCATCCAGCAACTGTCGAAGAAGGGCTACACCTCGGCGCGGCTCAGCGTCGATACCCACATCGAGCCCTACGACAACCTCAAGACGGCGCTCTACGAGAACCGCGTCCTCTACTACAACTACCCGCCGCTGATCGACGAGCTACGCACGGTCGAGCACATCCGCGAGAAGAACAAGGTCGACCACCCGGCGCACGGCACCAAGGACGTGGCCGATGCGGTGGCGGGCTGCCTCTACACCCTGTCCCAGAAGCAGGTGTCGCAGCCCCTCCCGATCTTGCGCGGCACGGGCGGGATGACGGGCGAGGTGTGGATGGACGAACAGCGCCAAGCGGCGCTGGCGGGGAACCCCGAGGCGATGAACAACCGTGACGTACTGCCCCCGTTTCTGGTAGGCTCCGGGGGCAGTGACGACTGGGGCAGCGGTTGGTCCCCGAGGTAGATGATGGGCCGCATCCACACGCTGCGCGAGCTTCAGCAGATTCTGTCCCCTCCGCAGACGGAGGGGGCAGTTGCAGTGACGACTACGGCGAGGGTGCTCAACATGCCCTCGTCCGCGACGGTGGCGATTGCTCAACGAGTGGTGGAAGACCTCCCCCTTCAGCCCATCATGCACGACCTTGGGGTGGTGTGTGCGCGGGTCATCGGTGACGAGCTGCTCGCGCGGGCCTTGCGCCCGGCGGACTACGCCGACCTGGAGGAGCTGCCCCACGAGCTGTGCGAACTGATCGCCAAGACGGTAGCTCAAGTGCCCGAGGACTTCGTCTTCGCCCTCGTCGAGCACTTGAAGATGCGAGGGTGACGTGGGCTGGGTATCGGACGTTGGCAAGCGAATCCGCGAGTTCTTCAAGGCCGACAAGGAGAACCTCGCCTACCAGATGGCGAAGGGGGCCTCGGCCTCCAGCTATCCGGTCAGCGGTTTCGACATCCTCCAGGCGTACGGGTACGATGTCATCTCCGACTACCTGCGGCTGGAGCACGACCTCCTCAGTCGCTTCGTCGACTACGAGGAGATGGACGACTACCCCGAGCTGTCGGCCGCCATCGACATCTACGCCGACGACGCCACGGTTCCCGACACGCAGCTCAAGCGCACGCTGTGGGTCGAGGCGCGGGACCGCAACATCGAGCAGTTGCTCGACGACCTGTACCACCGGACGCTGCGCGCCGACGAGGACGTGTGGGAGATTGCCCGCACCCTCGTCAAGTACGGCAACGACTTCGAGGAGATCCTGGTCACGCAGGATGGGGTGCGCGGCCTGAACTTCCTGCCGCCGCCGACCGTCCGCCGCATCGAGGGGCCGAAGGGGGAGCTGTTCGGCTTCGTGCAGGACTTCAAGGGGCGGTTCGGCTACTGCCTCGCGCGCGGTTCGCGGGTGTGGGGGGTGGACGGGCTGCGGGAGATTCAGGAGTTCGAGGACGGGAAGGTGGTGCTGGGGTACAAGGACGACCGCCCGGTCCCGCTGCGCGTGAAGAAGCGCCACACCAACGGCACCAAGCGTGTGTTCAAGGTGCGGACGTTGCACCGCGAGGTTCATCTGACCGAGGACCACCCGGTGTTGGTTGAGGCCGACGGGGCGCGGTCGTGGGTGAAGGTCAAGGATCTGAAGATCGTCCGCTTTCAGGGGGAGAAGCGGAACATCGACTACACGCGCACGTCGAAGCTGGTGATCGGCACCCGGATGACCAAGGGCGAGGTGCCGGAGTGGTCGGCCATCTGGAAGAACGACCCGTTCACGCAGGAGTGGGGTGACAGGGGTTCCCCGACCAAGCTCGACCTGCCCTCGCGCCCCACGCCGGACTTCTGCCGGTTGTTCGGGTTCCTGCTGGGGGATGGGTGGCTGGAGCCTCGCAGGGTGTCGTTTGCGCGTGGGGTCTACCCCGAGCTGAACGACTACTACGACGGGCTGTTCCGTGCGTTGGGGGTCGAGCCTACGGTGGTTGAGGTTCGGGACGGATACGCCTCTCGTGCGGATTCAGTGCAGTTGTCCCGGCTCTTGCTGGCGCTGGGATGGATTCCTGGCTGCGACAAGAAGCGGGTGCCGGGGTGGGTGTACGGGCTCCCCGAGGAGCACCGTGAAGCCTTCTTGACGGGGTTCATGGATGCTGACGGTTGGGTGAACCATCAGCCGTCGCGGCAGCTCAGGCACCACTTCGAGATCGCCAACTACGACCTTGCTCGTGACCTGAAGAACCTGATCGACGGTCTGGGGTACTACTGCGGCAACATCGGGCGGCGGCAGCGCAAGCCGGGCACGGTCGTCAACGGGAAGGCCATCCGGTCGCAGCTCCCCTGCTTCAACGTCACCTACAGCGACCGGAAGTTCGAGCAGTCCTTCGTGGCTGAGAGCGTTCTCAGCATCTCCTACTATGAGGACGCGGAGGTCTACGATCTGGAGGTTGACGACGAGGCCCACAACTTCTTGGCGGACGGAGTGGTAGTTCACAACTCCCCGCAGGAGTTCCAGCAGATCCTGGCGATGCGGACGGCGCAGGCCCAAGGGAACCTCGGCAAGAGCGCCGGGCTCGGGGGCTTGGAGAAGATCGCGGCGCTGGAAGGCTGGGAGGTGACCCACTTCCGCCTGCGCGGCAAGCACCGCCGCAGCCTCTACGGCTACTCGGTGCTGGAGCCCGCCCGCTGGATCTGGAAGCGGCTGATGCTCCTTGAAGACGCCGCCCTCATCTTCCGCCTCCAGCGCGCCCCCGAGCGGTACGCCTTCTACGTGGACGTGGGTGACCTCCCGCCCCACGAGGCGCTGGCCCAGGTCAATCGCATCCGGCAGCAGCACAAGAAGCGCAAGTTCTACAACCCCACCACCGGGAAGCTCGACCTCAAGTGGGAGCCGCTGTCCCAGGACGACGACTTCTGGGTGCCCACCCGGGCCGGGGCTGACGGCACCCGCATCGAGGTGCTCGGGAGTCCGTCCTGGCAGCACATGGACGACATCGAGTATTTCCGCGACAAGCTGTTCGCCGCCATCAAGGTGCCGAAGGCGTACATGGGGCAGGAGGAGGGCGTCGCGCGCGCGGTGCTGTCCTCGGAGGACGTGCGCTTCGCCCGGACAGTGCTGCGCCTCCAGCGGGCCATCCGCACCGGCATGGCGAAGGTCGGGCGCGTCCACCTGTCGGCGTTGAACATCGACCCCGAGGCGACCGAGTGGGACTTGGTGATGACGGTCCCCTCCAGCATCTTCGAGCTGGCGCAGCTTGAAGTGCGGAACGCACGGGCGGACCTCGCCAACCGGATGCGGGACTTCGTGTCGCTCAACTGGATCTTGACGAACGTGTTCGGGCTGAACGACACGGAGGTCGAGACCATCATCAAGCAGCGCAAGGGCGACGTGATGCGCGACTCCGAAACGCAGAGCGAGGCGGAGTCGGCCGCGCAGAAGAAGATGTCGATGGCCCAAGCCGAGGCCGAGGCGGACATCAACGACCAGTTCGGTCCTCCGCCGGGGGCCGAGGGTGAGCCCCCTCCCGAAGACGAGGCGGGTGCCCCGGAGGAGTCGAAGCGGCGGCTGGCGGCAGCTTTCGTGACGGAGACGCGGCAGCGGGGGCGGTTGCGGAAGAAGGGGCCGATCACCGAGCAGGAGTTGTTCCGGGGGTCGCACCGCGAGACGGAGAAGCGGGCCGAGGGGAAGTTGGAGAAGCTGCTCCAGGGGGATCGGCGGCTGGAAGCCCGGCTGAAGGAGATCGGCGGGATGCTGCACGATTTGGCTGGAACTTCGCAGGGTAGAAGGTAGCTTAAAAATAAGGGGTTGACAGCCTTCTTGGGGGTCGCGTAGGATGCAGGCATCGTGAGCACGCCCTTTGGGTTCGTCCCCACGGACGCAGTTCGGCAGATCCTGCACGGGAGCTACGAGCACCTCGTGGCCCGGCTGGACGAGGCCCTTCAGACCGAGGGGGAGCGCATCTTCGGGGCGAAGGACGTGCCGGCGCGGGTACTCGGGACGTTCCCTGGTCACGCGGTAGTCGCCTCGGTGGATGGGCGCTTCGCGCGCATCCGGTTCGAGGAGCAGAAGGGCGGCCGGGTGCAGATCGTGTCCCACGAGCCGCTGGCGCTGCCGATGGTGACCGAGCAGAACCTCGACGCCTTCGTGAAGCAGGAGATGGGCGAGGTAGTCGAGAGCTTCCTGCGGGGCGACACGGCCCGTGCGGAAGCCAAACTCCGGGGGCTGGCTCCCTTCATGGGCGAGCGGACCCCGGCTTCGGCCAAGCAGATCACCGAGTCGCTGGTGGTGGCCGCGCACGCGCCGCGCGCGTGGAAGCGGCTGTACCAGGAGCAGGGCTCGCAGATCCGGCGCTTCCTGTGGAGCGACCTCGCCAAGCTGGAGTCCGACCGTCTCCACCCCCAGTTCAAGCAGCTCTACAACGGCTCGATCCCCGAAACGAAGCTGGAAACCTACCGCGAGCTGGTCACGGCGAAGATGACCGCTCTGGCCGAGCGCGCGGTGCTGCTGGCGGACTTGGTCGAGGCGTCGGCGCGTCAGGCCCTGACCCTGGAGAGCAACTTCCGGGGGTTGGGTGAGGATTCGGTGCTGGGCATCTTCGAGTCGTTCTCCGAGGACTTGGTGGGCGACTTGCGGGGCGTGCAGAGCATCATCGACGAGGGCATGAAGCGTCTCGGCTGCGTGTCGTGCTTGGGTGAACTGTACGATGCGCTGGTGACGGAGATGTTCGACTACGAGGTGGCTGGCCGCTTCGTGGAGCGGATGGCCGCGAAGCTCCGTGACTCGCAGTAGTTGACGGAGTAGGAGGAGAAATCCGATGGGTCAGATCGTTCGGCTCACCACTCTCGATGAGGACATGGAGGCCCTGGGCCTCCAGCCGCAGACCGAGGCGAAGGCCACCACTCCGGGCAAGGAGCACGAGCCCCCGGTGGCCCCCAAGCCGAAGGACGAGGAGGACGACGCCGCCCTCGCCGCCGAGAAGAAGAAGAAGGCGGAGAAGAAGGAGGACGCCGCGCCGGAGGGCGAGCCGGTGGCCGAGGCGCGCTTCATCAAGATCGACAAGAGCGCGAAGGCCCGCATGGCGCGCAGGAAGTCGCGCATCAAGCGGCGCCGCAAGCGGTCCAAGCTCGCCAAGTCGTCGAAGAAGTTCCGGCGTTCGGCGAAGGGCAAGCGGTTCCTCCGCAAGTACAAGGTGGCGAAGGCCCGGCTGCACGGCCGCCCGCTGCGCGGGAAGCGGCTGAGCCTCCGCAAGGCCGCCCGCCCGGCGGGGAAGCACGAAGGCTTCGCGGGCCTCGACCGCGTCGCCCAGCTCATCGAGGAGGTCGGTGGCATCCTCGGCGGGATGGCGCAGGACGAGGACAACGACGTGGTCAAGGGCTTCGCCAACGTCGCCATGATCTCCGACATCCTGCACCGCGTGTTCGCGGAGTGGGCCGTCGAGGACAACGACCTGGAGCTGTCCGAGGCCGCCGAGGTGCTCGGGCAGTTGGCCGAGGACGCCGGCGAGAGCGCCGAGGAGCTGGACGAGTGCGCCCGCCTCGACGAGGAAGTCGACGCCGACGCCATCGACGAGGACTTCAAGAAGATGATGTCCACCCTGCTCGACGGCCTGGAGATCCTGGCCGACCTGGAGGAGGAGGACGACAAGGCCGAGCCCGAGTCCGAGGCCGAGAAGAAGGAGAAGGCCGAGAAGGCGGAGAAGGCCGAGAAGAAGGAGAAGAAGGAGGGGGCGGGCGACCCTCAGTAGCGGTAGCGCAACAACAAGAGGCATGGCGCTACCGGCGGACAGCCTACCAGAGTGGTCGTCGTGAGCTGATAGGCGCCGAAAAGAGCCCCTTCGCCCGGAAGACGAGAACGGTGACTCAGCGGCCCGGGTCGCAATCGCAGTTGAAGGACACGGGCTTCAGATCCAACTTCAGGTGGCGGTACTACTAATGGCCCAGATGGCGCGGCAGCTTCTCATCGACACCACCCCGATCCAGCTTCAACTCGTTGAAGCGGGCGAGGGCGGCAAGTTGCTGGTGAGGGGGGAGTTTGCCCGTACCGACCGTCCCACCGAGAACAAGCGGCTCTACACCAGGGGCCTGATGGAGCGCGAACTCAAGCGCCTCGTCAAGCCCCTGAAGGAGCGGCAGGTGCTCGGGGAGCTGGACCACCCGGCTGACGGGCGCACGCAACTCACTCGGGTTTCGCACCTCATCACCGGGTTGCACTTCGATGGTGATGTGCTCGTGGGCGAGGCGGAGCCCCTGGACACGGATCGGGGCAAGAACCTCAAGGCGTTGCTCCAGAGCGGAGCCAAGATCGGGGTCAGTTCGCGTGGGTACGGCTCCACCAAGTCGAACGAGAAGGGCGAGGAGGTCGTGCAGGACGACTACCGCCTGGTGACGTTCGACTTCGTGGCGGAGCCAGCCGACTCGACCGCCTACCCCGAGGTCGTGTACGAGGAGACCGAGATGGACCTCAAGGACGTGACGGTAGAGTCCCTCCGGGCGGCCAACCCCGCGCTCGTCGAGCAGCTCACGCAGGAGCGCGAGAAGGAACTCGCGGCCGAGTGGGCGAAGAAGCTGGAGGCGGCCAAGGCCGAGGCCGAGGCGCAGTCCCAGGCGTCTCTCAAGGAGGCGTTCACCCACGACATGACCGAGGCGGTCGGGAAGCTGAAGAACGAGCTGCGCGAGCAGGTGCGCGGCGAGTTCCTCGCGGACCCGGCGGTGGCCGCGTCGCGGCAGGTGGTCGAGCAGGTGAAGTCGCTGCTCCGGCCGTTCATCCTGCCGGAGGACGCCGAGTCGGTCGTCAAGCAGAAGGATGCGGAGATTGCCAAGATCCGCCAGACGGTGGTGGAGCGGGATCTGCGCGTCCAGCAGCTCGAAGCGGACCTCACCGAGCTGGAGTCGGTGGCGCGCGAGGTCGGCTACAAGCTGTACCTGGAGCAGAAGCTGGCGGGCGACCCCGACGCGGCGCTGCTCCGCAAGATGGTGGGGGACGTGAAGGCGTACCCCAAGGCCGAGGCCATCGGCGCGAAGCTGGACTCGATCCGCGAGGAGCTGACCAAGCGCCGCGAGACCGAGGCCGCCGAGCAGCAGCGGCGCGACCGCGAGGTCGCGGCGGTCAAGGCCGAGGAGCAGAAGCTCCAGAGCAAGGTCGACAAGCTGACCGAGGCGCTGGAGAAGTCCCTCTCCGTCAACAAGGAGCTGGGGCTGCGCGTCTACACCGAGAGCCTGCTGGCGAACCACCCGCAGGCGGTCAAGGTCCGGGGGCTGATGGAGTCGGTGAACCCCCAGTCCAAGGAGGATGTGGACCGCGTGCTCGCGCAGTACCGCGAGCCGGTTCGCACGCAGGAGTCGCTCGACGAGGTGCGCGCGCGCGTCCGCCACACGGTGGGCAGCGGCAGCGTCGAGACGACGGCGCTCAACGAGGAAGCCCCGCCCACCCGGTCCAGGGTCGGGACGGAGAACTGGAACGGCCTGGGTGTGTCCCTCCAGAAGATGCAGGAGCTGGCAGGGATCGAGCCCCGCAAGTAGGCAAGGAGGATGAACGTGGAAGCTCGACAGATGATTCTGGAGGACTCGGCCCGGTCCATCGCGGATCGCGGCTACGTGCAGGCCCTGATCAAGAAGTGGGGCCCGATGCTGGAGGGCATCCCCGACCGCACCGACCACGAACGCTACACCCTCGGGGTGACGGCGATCCTGTTCGAGAACGAGTCGCAGCACCTCCAGTCCCTCAACGAGGAGACCCGGACGGTGAACGTCGGCTCGTTCACCAAGTTCATCTTCCCGGTGCTCCGCCGCGTGTTCCCGAACCTGATCGCCAACGAGCTGGTCAGCGTCCAGCCGATGACCGCCCCGGTGGGCGCGGTCTTCTACCTGGACTACGTCTACGGCACCACCAAGGGTGCCACGACGGCCGGGAACGTCTTCCCGCGCGACTTCGACCGCGACTACTCCTCGGAGTACGTCAACGGTGAGCCCGCCGCGACGGCGACGGGTGGCGACTACGGCGGCGGCGCGGGCATCGCGCTGGGCGTCACGCTGAGCTTCAACCCGGTTCGCCCGAAGGATGTCTCGCGGGGCTTCCAGGTGGAGGTCCGCGACATCAACCCGGCGACGGGCGCGACGGTGCAGTCGGCCATCGACGACGGCGCGGGGAACTTCGTGTTCACCCCGGCCGGCGGCTTCACGGGCGGCAGCATCAACTACTCGAACGGGGCCATCACCGGCTTCACGTTCCAGGGCACGCCGCTCGTCGGACACCCGATCAAGGTGTACTACTACTACGACGGCGAGCTGAACACCAAGGTTCCGCAGGTGAACCTCGATGTCAAGAAGTGCGCCGTCGAGGCCGTGCCGCGCCGCCTGAAGGCGCTCTGGTCGAGCGAGGCCGCCGAGGACCTCCGGGCCTTCCACGGGCTGGACGCCGAGACCGAGATGGTGTCGGCGGTGGCCCAGGAGATGGCGCTGGAGATCGACCGGGAGATCATCCAGGAGGTCTTCCAGAACAGCACCACCACCACGGCGACGTTCGACCGCGCGGTGCCGGCTGGCATCAGCGAGGTCGACCACCTGCGCGCGATCATCACGCAGATCGCGACCGTGGCGAACCTCATCCACCGGCGCACGCTGCGCGCCCCGGCGAACTTCATCGTCACCTCGCCGGAGATCAGCGCGCTGCTCGCGCAGCTCACCACGCACGGCGACTTCCGGCCCCTCTGGGTGTCCGGCGGCGACAGCCCCTACGGGCCCGCCGACATGCCGCGCCCGCTGACCCAGCACGGCCAGTACGGCATCTACAAGGTCGGCACGCTGATGAACAAGTGGGTCGTCTACGAGGACCCGTTCTTCAGCCGCGACCAGATGCTGATCGGGCTCAAGGGCTCCAGCTTCCTCGACGCGGGCTACGTCTGGGCGCCGTACATCCCGCTCCAGGTGACCCCGACGTTCCTCGACCCCTCGGACTTCTCGTTCCGCAAGGGCATGAGGACCCGCTACGCGAAGAAGCTGCTCCGGCCGGAGTATTACGGCCAGCTTCGCGTCCTCAACCTGTAGCACGGCGGCGCACCGCGCACGCCTCATTCCGGGGTCACCAGCTCCGGTCGGAAAGGCTCTCGCCTACCAAGGTGGGGGCCTTTCGTCTTTTGGGACGGGCCGAGGAGGGGTATAATCGGCGCAGCACGGACGGAGGATGACGATGCCTAGTACGGTGCTGGACGAGTTCGCAGCCCTGGGGCTGCTACGTGACGAGGTTCCGGTTCCCCTTCCGGTTCCCCCGGTAGTAGAGGAGGTGGTGGTGCCCCCGCAGTCCCCCCGCGCGCTCCCGGCTGGCCGCGTCCACGAGGTGCTGGCGCGCGCGGCGACCTCGGCGGGGTCCTGCGTGCAGATGCTGACCGAAGCGGCCGAGTCGATGCAAGCCGTGCAGGAGGCGCTGCTGAGCTTGGCCGAGGAGCTGGATGTGGAGCCGGAAACGGTCGAGATGGAGGCCGAGGAACCGCCCCCGCCCCCGCCGCCTCCGGCCCCGGTCGTGGCTCTGAGGAGCGAGGTGCGGGCTCCAGCGGTGGAAGACCGGCCGGTGGCCCCGGCGGCTTCGTGGGTGGCCGAGCCGAAGCCGTTCGGGGCGGCGGCGGTGATGGTCGAGGCCAGCGTCCCCCTGCCCCCAGAGGAGTAGCCTGTGGCCTGTCAGCCGAGCGCGTCGCCCTGCCATCTGATGAACGTGGAGGATCTGAAGCAGTGGATACTGCGGCGGCTCGGGGCCCCATTCCTGAAGATCGAGCTGTGCGACGACCACCTCAACGACGACGTGGAGCAGGCGCTGCGGTGGTTCGTCGCCAAGAAGGGCATGGTGAAGCAGGCCCTCATCAAGGTCAACTCGGGGCAGACGGAGTACGACCTTCCCGACGAGGTGGACACGGTGCTGGACTTGGCGTTCCCCGTGTCCCCCTTCGACATCTCCATGATCTTCTCGCCGTACATCCTGCTCGACGAGAAGGTGCCCTACGATGTGTTCGCGGCCCCGTCCTCGGTGGGGCTCTACTCCAGCCTCACCCAGACGCTCCAGTACGTCGAGGTGGCGAAGCGCATCCTCGGGGCGGAGCCGGAGTGGCGGCAGCAGGACCGGCGGCTCTACCTGTACCCCAAGCCCAAGGTCGACGCTGCGGTCATCATCGACTTCAAGCCCTGCTACGTCTACCTCGACCAGCTCAATCAGCGCGACCACGAAATCGTGAAGCGGTACGCGCTGGCGCGGGCGAAGATGGACTTGGGGCGCATCCGGTCGAAGTACAGCGAGTACCCCTCGGCGCACGGCAGCGTGACGCTTGACGGGGAGCGGCTTTTGGAAGAAGCTAACTCGGAGATCGAGGCGCTCAATGAGGAGCTGGCCGCGAGCGGCTACCCGATGGGGTTCGTGACGGGCTAGACACCGAGGACTGCATGGAACGACGGCCGAACTACCCCTTGATCTCCGTGAGCGCGCTGGTGCAGGGCGAGTCCCTGCCGCTCATGCAGAAGGTGCTCTTTCCCGACGACTCCCTGCCCCCACCCTCGGAGGAGAGCAAACTCCGGGCCTTCCGTGAGATGGTGGCGGCCTTCGAGAAGTCGAGGAAGCGGTAGAGGCGACCACGTGGTCGTGCGTCGATGACCTGCAAGACCGTTCGTCCCTCCTGCCCGCCGCAGGCGAAGTGCCCGCCGAAGTTGCCGACGTGCGGCCCGGACGGGTTCACGCTCGGGGCCGAGGAGGCGTTCCTGTTCGACACGGTCGCGCAGGAGATCAACCAGATCGCGGGTACGGAGATGGACTTCTACCCGCTGGACCCCACGCGGGTCCGCGACCCTCTCTACGACGAGCCCGCACAGCGGGTCTTCTTGGGGCCCTTCCGGCTCAAGGGGTACGCCGACTGGCCGTCGAGCACGCCTGAAGTGCGGGAGGAGGGCTTCAAGTCCACCTTCGAGGCCACCTTCTACATCGCCCGCAAGGCGCTGGACGACATCGGGGCCCCCTACCCGAACGAAGGGGACGTGTTCCGCATCTGGGACAACCCCTACTTCAACACCAACGCGGCGACGAACAACGAGCCCATCCCCGGCGCGGGGTACTACTTCGACGCCGTCGATGTGGACGACCAGGGGCACATCAACGACACCGCCTACTTCACGGGCTTCAGCATCAACGTGAGAAGGCGCACCGAGTTCACCCCGGAGCGGCGTCTGTCGCCGCCCTAACCAGGAGCGACCATGAGCGACATCCGCGCACGCATGACGAAGTTGATCGAGGCCACCGAGCCGGAGGGTGAGGAGGCGGAGCCCAAGCTGCTCGACCTCGCGCAGCACGTGGCGCTGGGGGCCGACGCCCTGGGCATCACCGACCAGGCGGAGCTGGCGGCGATGCTGAAGAAGCTGGCGATGAAGCCCGGCATCCTCAAGCGCGGCATGAAGATGATGGCGCAGACCGGCAAGGCGACGAAGATCGCGCGCGCGGGCACCAAGGCGGCCCGCGAGTAGTTCATGCCCTTCGATCCCGTAGCGGTGGCGCTGGAGGTAGCGGGCGGGCTGGCCGCCGTCTGCGCTACCTGCGAACGCCACTGGGCCGCCAAGGCGCGGCAGCTACCGCGCTGCTTGGCGACCTCCGGCTGCTGTTCGCCGCTCGGCGGGGGCACCTTCCACGAGTACCGGGGGCCCCTCACTCCCGAAGCCTTCAAGCTGTTCTGCTTCGTGTGCGGGGACAAGTCGACCCGCGCCATCCGCGTCGGCCAGAACCCCAAGCTCATCGGGGTCTGCCAGCAGCACATCCAGTTGTTCCAGCGGCTCGCTCCCGTCGGCAAGGAGCCCCCGCGCGTCACCGATCTCACCACCGCCGTCGACAACCAGCCGTTGGTCCAGCCTCTCCCCCCACCCCGCAAGTCGCTGTTCACCGCCATCGCCGAGACCGAGGCGGAGTTCGCGGCCGAGGACCAGACGGGTAAATGATCCGGGTGACCCCCAACGAGGGCTTCAAGCAGGCCCAGAAGTTCCTGCGACGCCAGGAGTGGAACCCCAGGGTGAACAAGCTGCTGGGGATGCTGGCCTACCAGGCGGCGACCGAGGTGTGCGCCCGGGTCGTCGAGCGCATCCCGACCAAGGACGACTACAGCACCTACGCGAATAGCTTGGAGGTGGTGCGGGTGTCCGGGGTGAACCCGGAGGAGGGGGCCGCCTACGCGATTCGATCCAAGCCCGGGGCGCGGCGGGTTCGTCAGGTTGACTCGCAGAAGGTAGTGCTATACATTCGCCCCCGTCGCCGGTTGGCGAGGACTCCTCCGCAGATCGAGGTCTTGGAGAAGTACAACCCGTGGACGCTCGACACGCTGCCGTTCATGCCGAAGAAGCGCGAGGCGCTGGTGATCATGCGCCGCGTGAACGGTCGCGAGGTCACCAAGATCGGCGAGCAGCGCAAGCGGGACCGTCCCCAGTGGCGCAAGGAGCTGTCGCGCTGTGGGGTGCTCCCGGCCAAGAAGGGCACCAAGCCCAAGCTGTCCCGCCACTCCAAGGCGCTGCCCGACGTGGCCTTCGAGGCGCTGCGGTTGGAGTTCGGGTTGGGGATGCAGCCCAAGCCCCATTGGCGGCCTGCACTTCGGCAGTTCCTTCAGACCGGGTTTCAGGGTATGCTGCGGAGGATGCCGGGGCTCCAAGCTGCACTGACCAAGCCCAAGTTCATGGGGTGGCGTAAGTGGCCGCCACGCACCGCGCACCGGATTCGAGTTCAGGACGCCACGTCCTTCATGCCGTTTCAGCAGAAGCTCAATGTGCGGTTCTGAGAAGCCGTACCAGGAGGTAGGAGAATGACGCCGCAGATCAACGCCGTGCTCGACGAGATCCGGCTCCGTCTGGAGAACGCTTTCGGCCCGGAGACGGCAAGCTCCGGTTCCGACGCGCACGCCTCGGGCGAGGCGGGCGAGGGCGAGGCCGAGAACGTCACCGATGTCGAGGACGCTCTCGACCTGTACCTCAACGCCATGATCTCCAAGCTCGAAGCCGACTACGACTTCGAGGAGGACGACGCCATCGGCCTCGTCTTCGACGTGATCGACGAGCTGGGCGAGGAGGGCCTCCTGCCGCCGTTCCCCGAGGACGAGGCGACGGAGCAGATGCTGGCGACGTGGATGGGCAAGGCGAAGTCGGTGGGCCTCCAGGCGAGGGTCATCGAGGCCGCCATCGAGATGTCCGCCTAGCGTCCGACGGTGACCATCCCCTCGGCCGAGTTCGACCGCTACCAAGCGAGCGTCGAAGGACGCGCGCGCACGGGGACGGTCGGGCTGCGGGATTTCGACCAGGGCGTGGTGGAAACCTTGGGAGCGTTCATCGACGGCGACAACTACTGGCTCCAGGTGGACGGCATCTGCCCGCCGCCCGGAGCCCCTGGTGTGCCCGTCACCTTTTCGTTCCCCGAGGACGTGTACGAGAAGTACAAGCTCCCGGTGCTGATGGTCCGGCGCGACGACATCTCCCCGGCGATGCAACGCTGGCACCCCGGCACGAACCAGTACCGGGCGCCTTCTACGAGCGGTCTTCCGGCCAGCGTCACCATGCACGGCGTCACGCAGACCGGCTTCGACCGCTACGAGGAGTTGCAGCAGGCCGTCCCGTTCGACCTGATGTACTCCCTCCAAATCTCGGCTCGCTACCGAGGGGCCCTGCGCTCGCGGAACCACACGAATCGCCTGCTGGACTACGTCTTGAGGGTTTACCCGCCCTACTGTCGTGTGGTACTAAAGGATAGCTTGCAGGCGATCCGTACCTACGAGGCGTTCATGGAGGGCATCTCGCCGATGGACGATGTGATGGACGTGGCCGACCGCACGCTCGGCTTCACCGTCACGCTGCGCGTCGAAGGCGAACTCGATCTTCACGATCCGGTGGTGCGCCGCGCCGTGACGAGCCCGCCGGTGGTGCGCTCCTGGCGGATGAGGTAGCCGATGACGCTGTTCTTCAACAAGTCGAAGATGGGCCTGTCGGTGCCGTTGCCCAGTGGCGCGGCGTTGGTGGCTCCCAAGGGAACAGTCGAGATCACGGCAGCGGACGAGATGACGGCGGGCGTGCAGTTCCTGAAGCAGAAGGGCTTGCTGGTGCCTCTGAGCACCGAAGCCCCCACGGCTCTCCCGACCTTCGCGTCGCCGCCGGCCCCGGTGCCTGTGGTGGTGCCCCCGCCGGTGGTGGAAATCTCGCCCCCGGTCGTGGCACCCCCACCACCTCCCCCGGTCGCGGTGGTCGAGGAGCCGCTTCCTGTGGCTCCCCCGGTTGCCGTCGAGGAGCCCACTCCGACCACAGCAGAAACTGCTCTGGCCGCTACCCCGCCCCCCGAGGAGCCTCCCCCGGAGGCCCCTGCGTGGGTGGGTCGTCGTCGCCGGCGTGGATAGAGAAGGAGCGAGCCGATGCCCGAGCTTCTGTCGCCTGGAATCTTCATCGAGGAGGTTCCCTCGTCTGCCCAGGTCATCCAGGGCGTCTCGACCTCGAACATGGGGGTCATCGGGATGGCGCAGCGCGGCCCGGAGGACACGGCCACGTTGGTCACGTCGTTCGACGACTACACCCG